GAGGTAATCCTGGTAGGCCCCCTACTATCGAGTGTCGGGTTCGGGAAACCGTTCCATAACGACCAGTAATAAACCACGCTTCCGGGCGTGTTACTCATAACTTTGTTATGATCAATGTTCTGCGAACATTCCATGTTGAGCCATGTCAAACATGTTGCCTCATCAGCCCCTTCACATAGAAGGTATCTACTAATATTAGTAGCCCAAAACAACCTTCAACAGAGTTGGGATACCATATTGTATCCGAGTACCCCGGTCGTAGCCGGACCCGAGTGTTAATTCACTCCAGTGGTTTTGGTTGGTCCCAGAGATCAATGTCTCATATGGGGATCATCAAGATCTTTATGAGATCTGGTACCGAGACATTCCCGGTAAGTCGACCCTGTCGACTCTTCCGAAGTGTTCGGAAATCTACCTTCAAGGAAGGTGTACAGTTGAACAGATTCAACTGTTCATGGCCGACATATATCCAGCCATTAAGAGCGTAGAGAACGCTCTTTTCTAACTTCGCGAAAGTCGTGAAGCTCGGACACTCAGACCGAGTAATACTTTGTGTATTAAAGTTGACGCTGACGCCAACTGATCTCCAAAACTTTGAAGATGAACGCATCCAAGATGCGAGAGAACGTTGTTTACGTTCTTCCTCTTTTTCGAGGAAGGTTTGAAAATTGACAAACCTCTCAATTTCGTTGAGAAATTGATCGGCTTTGATGAAGCCGAGGAGACTAACTTCATTTTGAAGTGAGTCCCAGTCAAACCTGGTTTGATCATACGGATCCGTTGGAACCGTAATATCTGCCAATTCTAGCAGATCGACGATAAAATCGTCAGGATAAATTACTTTATCCTTGATGACCTGTTCATCAATAGTTCCTTTCTCATAAGAAAGGATTTTGTATTCTTTGAATACTTTATCAAGAATTAATCTTGAACTCTCCCAAGTGGAGATTCCCTTCTTAGAAGGAGAGTTGAGTACACGAAGTGAACTCAATTGAACATAACGTTCAATCGGATCTAATTTGATTAGATCTAATACATACTTGATGTATTTCCAGGCATGGTCTGGAAGAGAGCCTTCCTCCATAGGAAAGCCTAATCCGCCACATGACGGAGGCAACCACAATGGTAGTGCGCAGCCATCCAGTTGATAGCTGTAAATTCTGTTAAACACAGAATGATAGACGAACATAATCGCCTTTTTGAGAGCTTTGTTCTCAAAGTAATCTAATTGATTACGTAACATCCTCCCTTTGCCGAGGATACTCGAACGATTGTCCGAGTGCTGACGGGCCATGGGCGTCAGAAGACGTGATTTTACAACGTCTATATACAACAACTTTCCGTTGTTGTCGAGAATCATATGATCCTCGCAGAAGATCCCAATACGCTGGGAGATTGCGTCTTTCCACGAAAGACGAAAGCCATAACGTAAGGCTATCTCCTTAAAAATTAAGGAACGTTCCAGGGAACGTCTAAGGGCGATTAAATCGTCCCCACAGACCCCAACTGGGTCTGAACCGGGAATAATGTCCTGGTTACAATAGTTCATCAAAGATGAATCTTTGGTTACATCTACGTAACCAGATATTTCCTCAACGAGGATATTTGACATCGATAATGTCAAAAAGCTCATGGGTTCTCCCATGAACGATCCACAAGAATGGATCGGAACATCAAGACCCTTGATGTCGAGCAAGTGAAGCTCACGATTTGATATTATCAAATCGAAAAACACCCAAAAAGGGTGGGATACTGGAAGAGTATCCATTAGGCCCTTCCATAAGGCCTCTATCACCTCTAAGGGGATATAGTCTGTAGCGGCTTTGTAGTCGCTCGACTGAAACCATGTTTCAGTTAAATCCCTCCTATCGAGGGTCTTCTGAACGAACTTCAGAAATGTCCACATCTTATTGGTGGACCGTAGACCAAGTCTACATCGCCCGTCACGGGCGATTATTGGTTCTGCTTGGAACCTCATTAACCTAGTTAATGTCACAAACCAAGTTTGTGTATTTCCAAGAGTTCGACTCTTGGCCCCTGGCTCGGCCAGGCACGTCAAAGCAGCCTTTGGCGGGTATACTACAGTATACCTCAATGGACCAGCTGTGGTCCATGCGGGAATACGCATTCCCGCGGACTCTATTATACAGTCCGGTGGGGCTTCCTCACCTTTAAGATTTCTAAAGAAACCTTGGCGGAAGGACTCCGCTACTGCACACATTGTGAGGCAGATACCAACTTCATGAGGAAGTGGAGCTTTGAAATTAAAGCCGAAGTCTTTTAAAGACTTCAAGACGCCCATGCGTCTATTCGCGGCTAGACCACGAAAGAGAGTCTCAACGAGAGTCTTCGGAGATCCGTAGTTTGTCGGATCAGAGCCGCTAGCGTCTCTTGGAAATATATAATTTCCATAGCAATCCTTAAGTTTTGCTAGAAGGGGATGGTTCCCCTTTAACAGAGTCCAAAGGCTCTGTGTATTCCAACGTTGTTGGGACACACCCTGACCAGCAAAGACAGGGTAACCCTCAACAAATGAGAGTTTGACGTCCTTTGTCGACGCCATTAAACTGGGCATCCAGTTTTGCCGGATATAACCGGCGTTCCCACCAAGTCGCTGCGACAATTCGTAGCAACCGCTTACTGAGAAGCTGAAGTGGGACGTATATGGCATTTGATCCATATTCCATCTCATTCCGAGTTGGCGTGCGCAGTGAAACACTGCATCGAGCATTTGTTGGTCGATCTCGGGCTTTGACCCGAGTACCACAAGCTGTGACTTGAGGTCTTCACGGCACATGTTCCGTGATGGGGGCGGTAATGCCCTGCCAAAAGTTCTAATTTGGCAAAGAGCAACAAGCTCTTGATCAGTGACTTTGTCTCTGAGGTAAATCTTTCTATAAGATTTTAAATGTCCGGCGTACCAGACAAACTGGAATGTACCAGTTTCTTTATCATACCCTTTCCAGAAGGGTACATGAGGAGGCCTCATGTTGTCGGGATAATCTCGACATAACTGGTATTGGAAAAAACCAGAAAGCGTCTTGAGCGCTTTAAGACCTTTATCAAGGTTTATCAATTTTGGAGACCCAAAATCGGTGAATTGATCACCATCTCTTGTTCGACAAAAGAAAAGTATAAACCATCGTTTATACATCCGTATTGCACGGATAAGTTGTTGATCAACAACTTCCGGGTTAAACTCGGGATGCAGCAAAACTGCATGCATGTTGGCAATCCAACATTCTTCAATGGTTTTCCACTGATGAGTTGTCAAACGTGACAACACCCGAAAAACTCTTCTCGGGAGAACGCATCCAATGGAGGCGTAAAGTCGCTGTGAACCTTTGAGGTCCCGGCGATCAACAAGTTTTCCCTTGGAAATCTTGAATGTGCTCAAACGTAAGCACAATCCAAATATTGGATTCTTTTCAACCTTCTTGAGGTTGAAGTCGTCTTTGACGACCGCCCTGGACATTACGCCAGGTAGGGGTGGCCTCCTATCAGGAAGCCGAGCAGACCCTTGAGTCTTGCTAACAGCTACGCTATGC